GAAAAACATGCCACATGCATCATCCACATCTTCTTTGTCTCGCGACAGTCAATGATGGATATATTCGCGAGGTCGGTCTTTTTCGATGTGTATCGTATGTCCGTGTGTGGACCATTGATCGTCAGGGTAGGCTTACCACAGTGCCCCTCCATCATAATCTTAGCATATTCGCTGAAATCAATAAACTCATTCCACACCATGCTCATTCCCAAGTTCTTCCATCATTGCCATATTCCACTTAAACCCCATCTTAACTTCATCAATAAATTTGTCATTTTCTTCACAAACTTCTTCTCTAATCCACAATTTAAGTTTGGATAAATCGTCATCAAAATCATATACAGACATTGGATACTGGGGGTATCTCTTTTTCATAATCTGACCACCAAACATCAGACCCATATAATTTAGGTAGACGTGAGGTTCTATATCATCGGTAATATAATCCAGATAGGTACAGTAACCAATTGAAGCCCACGGAAGTAATTGAGAAACCGCATCTCCTGTCATTCCAGACATTTCTTTAAGTTTGGCAATGTCATTTTTAATGTTATCATAACGTCTTAACTCAGTAGGTACGTACTGATCCAAGCACACAAAAATAGACTGTAGTCCCAGTAAATAACCAATACGTTCTGGTATAGTTTGTTCACTTCGAAACATTTTTTGATTGAAAGGTAAACGTTCAAGATCTTCATGCAAATCTCGGGTGCGCTCTTTTATTATATTCACAGATCGTTTCCTTAAGTTTTGTGGTCCAATTATCTCTGTGTTCAATATAGACTTGATGACCTGGAGGTCCGTTGAACGTCATCTCATCAACTGCGATTATGGTAACGAGTTGGGTAATTGGCACTCCGGTTCGTTCTTCCCACATAATCGCATATGCGGCTTCTTGGGCAAAGTAATTGGTAATCCATTCTCGTTTTTTATACTTTCTGCTGGTTTTGAAATCAATAATCGATATTTTTCCGTCAAACTCAGCAACACAATCAACGCGCCCAGCAACAGATAAATGATCCGAATAAAGCGGTAGTTCTTGTCCATAAACTTTTCCTATTCTTTCGTCGAGAACACCTCGAATAGATTTGAGACTTGCCATGATATCCGGAGTATATGCTTTTCGAAGATCTGCAAGAGATTCATTATTAATATACCTCTCGATACACTCATGCACTGAAGTACCTCTTCGAGATGCACGAGAGGAAATTTGGTTGGCAACCTCTTCTCCTACGCTCTTTCTCCATTTGGCAATCGAGGCCTCACTTAAAATAGAAAGTACCGTAGTGATAGAAGGGTACGACTTACGCTCAACCGGATGTTCGTAAGTACGTCCATCTTCCGTAGTGTGTGCGATCATGTCAGTGTAACCCAGATCGGTTGGTTCGTGTTTAAAGTTCATGATTCTTATAACCTCTACGTGCAAATTTTCCTGCAAGGATACTTTGCTTTTTGGTATATTCAATACCATTACCCGTGATCTTCTGTTTTTCCATACCGCGTCCATCAGAAATATCACTGGTATCTTTTTTGTTTTGAATTGTGCTTAAAGGTTTATTATACACGATTACTTCCATGTTGTCAAGTCGGGGAATTTTTAGAGCATCATGATTGTGGTGAAAAATGAACTTTGTTTGAGGATGTTCTCGAATTATATCTCTCCATACTGGTCTCCAAGTATTGAGCAAACGATAGTTGTTAGTATCAGTACGATCACTTGAAAGATAAAAATCTGTCACACTACGCATATTAAAATCGAAGACAGTATCGCAACCGTATAAATGAATTTCATCTGCTTTATGCCGACTTGCTGCATAGTGAGTTGCCATATGACCACAATTGAAGTTAGTTGCATTATAAGCATAATCAGGAACGTGAGTGTAGAACTCTCGAACGTTGGGAGCATATTTAAGATAGAAATCTGGACGCTCATACATCCAAATTCTGGGGCGAGTTCCTAACACCCACCGGTAAGCATCGATAGTAATCGAACCTTCAGTGAGGGCAGCCATCATTTTAAAATCGACCATACAAGTTGCAAATATTTCAGACGGACTGATTTCAAACGGAGGTTGATTACATATTAATTTGTTCCCCACTCTTTTCTTTTCTTGATAAAGATGTGCCATATCCCCGTTACCAATTATATGCCATACTCTATGTTTCATTATAAATCTTCTTCTCTATGGTTAGTTTGCCTTTGTGTCCCGTCCAATGCATTGCTAACTTGTTTGGATTGTCTTCTCTGTCGTTTTCTAATTGAACTCTCAACCAATTGTATATATTAGGTACGGTATTCACGTGCATAGTTTTGAGCAAAGGAGGAAAGGATAGTAGTTCATGAAGGGTCTCTTGATCTCCTCTTGCCGGATTCTTTGCACAACTTTCTATCCATCGAGTTAGGATTTGCGGTTTACCCTTCATTGCAATCACCCCACTATTGTGCCAATGTTCTCCGGTTCGCTTAGTCCATGGGCGATCTTCTGCCATTGCCAGTTTATCTTTTTCCACATATTTAAAAATACCGCTAAGGTCACCCAATACTTCAACGTCCGTGTCTAACCAACACAATTCATCGACCTGTACATCTCTCAGAGTACGAGGTTTTAGAAACCACCCATTGTGTTTCTGTTTAGGAATTTTAACGGTTTCGACAAATGCACTTGAATTCACAAATAAGCGGGTCGATTCGGTTACTCCAAAATCTGCAAATACAATGGGAGTGTCGTTGTGTTTTAAATAGTTTTTTAAAAACCAAGGAAGCATCCACTCGGTATTAGAATCACATCCTGTTACAAATGCTCTAGGTAAAGTCATGTTAATATCTCATACTTATCACTATATCCGTGCTTGGCAAGACATCCTTTTTCTTTCTGTAATGTAGTAAACCCATCTCTTGCCACTACTGGCCATGGATAGAACTCCTGAAGAAAAGGAAATCTTCTTATATCTAAATATATATCAGTTGTTCGGCAGTACGTTTTGGCGGTGTCTACAAGTATCTTTGCCCCTTTAGGTTTCAAACGATAGGCATGAGCACCCGGAAAATAAGGTTTAGATGTAAGAGGACCACTGCCTAGAAACTCTGGAGTCCTAAATTTACCGTAACTCGGTTGTCCCAGAGAGATAACTTTATCATAAGAAATCCACTCAGGAATATTCGTTATTGCAACGGCATCATGTTCAAAAATTTGGTATTCCTCGTCATCTTCTATGCATTTTTTCCACAGGGAATAGTGTGATAGGAATGCAGAAATACAAGGTTCTACTACTGTATATTCCGAATCGTCTCGGGTAAATCCGACATGAGGGATACCTTCATTTTCCAAAAGTTTTAAAGGATTGTCTGTAGGTGTCACTGCATCAAAGACGTTCACATCAAAATTCTTTATGCTTTTAATACACCTCCGTGAAGCATCTTCGCTATGTGAATTACCTTTAATTGTTATAACGAACGACTTCATAATGTAGTAGTCGATTTAGTTTTTTGATTAGTAGTAACAAAGGGGAATAGACACCCCAGATCTTTAGGCATAAGTTGTTTACACATGAGGGAGTCGTTGGGCCATGCTCCAAACTCCTTGGTAAGTGTGAGTAGTTTTTTTGCACCTGCTGGTTTGATATAGTATGCAGAATTTCCAGGCAGACCATTGGGTTGGTTTCGATCTCTAACCCATGGTACTTTATTGACTCCTTTTCCTTGATGTTCGACTTGCGCTCGATAGTCTGCTGCATTAGGTGTTGCTCCTACTTCAGGTCGATTAAGAGAGATCACAGTTTCTTTTGCATCATCTAGTGTCTTGAAATCAACGAGGGTATCCGATGAAAGAAACAACGCATCTTGTTCTAAAACTATAATAGGTTCGTTTTTGGTAAAGCACCTATGCCAAAGCATCCAGTGGGAAAAGAAACATGCCATTCGTTTCTTTGGATCTGCCGTTTGATAGGGCGTTTTGATCAATCCACTTTGAAGATCATGTACCTTTTTTGTCCATGGATAGTTCCACTGAATCTGGTACGATTTAAATCTGGTTGTTACTTCTTCGGGAGTACAGGCAGCAAAGATATCTGCCCACACATTAGATGGAGCACTCTCTTTGCACTTTTGAGCATTGATCAAACTTTCTGAATCCCCTTTAAGAGTAATTATAAAAGCATTTATCATAGCGGTTTAGTAATCTCAATGATGTAACTATCAATTGATCCGTGCTTGTGATCCGGTTTCCTAATTAGGTTCCCATTAATAATAGCATTTCTGAATCTTAAATCGTGATGTTCTACTTTCCCTTGTGTTTCAGCATAATCCACTAGTTCATTGTACAAAATGGGGTTCTGTTTATTGCGGTTACGATTGTTATTTTTAGTCAAATAATTAAATGACAATTCTGCCGTAGTCATGTCATCTATTTTCCAAATGTCTTCAATAAAATATTTACCGCCCGGTTTTAAATAAGGATAAAAGTTTTTAAAAGTTTTAAGATTGGCAATAGGAGTATGCTCCCCATCATCAATAATATAATCGAACTGAATATCACTCCCCCAGTTTTCATCATTAAACATTCTTGCCACACTTTCAGGATTTCTAGAATCTCCCTCTGACCAATGAACACGTTCTTCTTTTAAAATGGCAATCTCGTTCGATGGGATTCGAGTGAAAACATCAATGCCATAAAGTTGAGCATTAGGGAATATCTCATGAAAAGACTTCATCGACTTACCTTTCCAGATTCCGATCTCCAGAATATTAACTTCGTTGTCATAATCCTTTTCCATCTTAGGACCGTAGACTCTCCAGTATCCATGACCGTGCATGCCGTCACCTTTATCACAGCCATTCTTATTAAATACTTTACGCATTTTTTCTGTCATTTTTGTTTCCTTTTATTAGCATGCGGAAAGGGTATGCCGTTATTTTTTATTCCTATAAATTCACACAATGTATTTAAAGATTTAGTTTGATCATCTGTAAATAAACTCATGGTAAGTAGATCCTTCGGACGATCCTTAAAATACTTAAACACCTGTTCTTCGTGTTTATGGTACGCATCTATGAATGCTTCGCGGGTTGGAAGCTGAGAACCATACGCTCTCTCTCTAAGTTCTCGATGAAACGGATCTGGAGGAATCGGTTTATCACCAAATTTCCAAAGGACAGATTCTACCCAATCTTCAATTGGTCTAGTAAGATATAAAAAATTACAACGTTTCTTCCAATACTTATCTAGATCTTTAAAGTAGAGTGAAGCAGGAAGGTCTGAAATAGAATCGTATCTATTATCATATAACTGTGCTTTGGATGGATAATGAAGAGAAACTAAATGTCTAGACCTTAAATATTGGTGTATAGTAGTCGTACCAGTACGAGACAAACCTATGACTATTAGTTTTTTACTTAACATTCGAAAGGTTTCCCCCACTTATCAATGCCCCATTCAGACACCGGTTTGTTTACCACTCGCCAATGAGTGTCATTGTCCAGATCATCTGCTCCGCGCATTTGCACATGTACAAATTTAGTGTTTGGGGTTCTCGGATCAATAACTTTACGATCTGGCAATCTCCAATTGTTCCATGTGATATATCTATTCCATTCATTGTCTAATGATTGTAATGACATATTAGAAGAAAATACCATAGCATGAATGTAGTTCTGATCTGTTTTGTAAATCTCTTTAGTAATACCTGCATGCTTAACATCGAAAACATAATTAGAAACCGAACCCCATTTACTGCGAGAATGTTTCAATCCCTGATTGCTCCACATTACAAGACCCGCATTGTAAACAAGGTACTTACCGTCTTCTCTTTTAGCACATTCGGTATTGTATTTGTTTTTCAACATTCGATGCCAAAGCATTTCATCTGCGCGTTTAGCGCGGATATCTGGCATAGTAGGTTCTGTACACATTCCTATGTCTTGATTAAAGGTATCGAAAATATTTTCTTTTAATCCTTCGACTGGAAAAATATCAGTATCCACATACATTACTTTATCATATTCTAAAAACCTATCTTCATAGATTGGTTTAAGTGTACCGTAATATCTTCTCTCAGGGCCCATACCACGAAAACGTTTAATGAATCCAGAGTTAATATCGAACTCGTAGTCTGCACCGATGCGTTCAGCATATGATTTCATAACATCACTACCGTAATGTGCAGATGGTCTAGGGGTACCTTCCCAACATTGATATATTAAATTTTTACTCATTCAATAATTCCCATTGCATTCAATTTTCGATATGATTCGATTTTAGGTGCTTTAATGCCATTCCCTTTGCTATCTACATCTATTTTATCTCGAACATGTATAAATTTAGATTGTTCCATTCCTTCCCACCAAAAACCTGGATGTCCCCATTCGTATCCATTAAAGTATACATTCTTTTCATTCATTTTCAGTTTCGTTGCCAAAGAATGCATGACACCTTCGTCTCCTTTGTTGTTTCTTGGATTGTGTCTTTGCAAAACTGCTGGATCTTTCCATAATACTTCTCGGAAACGAACACGAAGATCCCTAGATAGTTTGTATATGAATCCACCCCAGTAAGGACACTTCACTGAACACCATAAAGGAAATTTTTGCGCTAGTTCAGATCTCAATTTTTCTTGAATCCAGTTGTGTTGTCCAATGCCGGTATAAGTAAATATATTTTCTTCAGTTCGTGCGAACCCGTCAATATCAACCATAACGGTGTTGTCATATTCATCAAATTCTTTATTCAACATATGCAATTTTTGCAAGGGAGGACGTAGGCCTTTGTGAAATTTATCTCCTCGAATTAAATGATAATCTGCTCCTATGCTGTTCGCATATTTCTGCATATTATTTGAAGATAAAATTTCAAGATCACCTAAAGTTCCGGTGTAGTGTTGTAATATTATATTTTTCATAGGATTACCAGTTAGGAGAAGTCAATACAGTTTCTTTTTTAAACTCCCCTTGTTTTGCAATAAACGAAACCTCGTTCATTAACTCTTCAGACAACAATGTAGGTTCAAATCCTAAAGACCGAAGGCCTTCGTTACTTACTTCTAAATCGTTTTCACTGAGTTCTTTTCGAGGGTTGGTAACATAATCAATGGTGTCTTTAGCGCACATGAATGCTAATTCTTTGACCTGTTTTACTTCAGCAACTTGATTGAATATACGTGTTTTTTTCTGTTCGCCATATGGAGGATTCTCACATGCAAGTTGGATACATTTTGCCGTATCTGAAATATGAATGAATGCGCGTTTTTGTCCTCCGGTACCATAGACGGTGATAGGATGTTTGTTGGCGGCCTGTACTATGAAACGATTGAGTACAGTTCCAAAAATACCATCATAATCAAATCGATTGACCAGTGCAGGATCTAACATTGTTTCTTCGGTTTGAGTTCCCCATACAATACCCTGATGTAAATCTGTAATTTTAAGACCCCAGTTCTTCACATAAAACTGAAACAATAATTGATCCAAAGATTTAGTCATGTGATAGACACTTCCTGGTTGAGTAGGATATAATATATCAACATCCTTCTCAGTAGAATTGACCTTAATATTCAAATATCCTTCAGGTATTGAACCGAAATCTTTACTGTATCCATATACACCCATCGTACCAAGATGGACAAGATGGGTGTCTGGTTTAACTTCCACAATTGCATTCAATACATTGTGAGTCGTACACATATTATTCTCTACAGTGAATCGACGCTCTTTAGATCCAATCATGGAATAAGGGGCACTTCTTTGCTCTGCAAAATGAACTATGGCATCTGGTTGGAATTCTTCGATGGCATCTACTATCGAATCGTAATGCCTCAAATCAACTCGTTTAAACTCAATCTCCATCGCACAACTCTGGGCAACTGAAATTCTGGTTTCAATGTTTTGGATATCGGTGAGAGAATTGGTTTTCAATTCTTCGTCAATTATTCTCCGAGAAAGATTGTCCAGAATAAGAATTTGATGACCTTCTCTTGCAAGTTTTAAAGAGGTTGGCCAACCGCAAAATCCATCGCCGCCCAGTACTATAATTTTCAATTGTGATATCTCCTATACCATTGCACAAATTTATTCACGCCTTCTTCTATAGAGGTTTGTGGATTATACCCAAGTTTCTGCAATTTAGTGGTGTCGCTCCATGTGTCTTTGGCATCTGCCGGATGTTGAGGTCCATATTCTCGTATTGCCTTAACCCCCAGAGATGTTTCAATTGCATCAACGAACCTTTCAAGTTCTACTGGTTCGCCTCGACCAATATTATACATGTCTCTTTCTGTCATATTATTCATCACTAAAATAATACCTTGTACGATATCATCCACGTAAGTGAAATCTCGTTTCATGTCTCCATAATTATACAACGTAATAGGGTTTCCGTCAAGTATTTTTTTTGTAAAATCAAACAATGCCATATCAGGTCTACCCCAAGGACCATAGACCGTAAAGAACCTTAAACCAACAGCGTTGGGTATGGTTGATATAGCAAATTGAGACTCGTTCACCATCTTAGAATAACCATATGGATTTATCTGAGGAGCAAGCATCTCAAATTCTCTCCATGGTAATGGGTTGCCGTGCATAACACACGAGGTTGAAGCATATATGACATTACGAATGTTGTGTTTTTCAAGAGCCCGAATAAGATTAAGCGACCCCATACAATTATTATCTAAATAGAGTTCAGGAAATTCTGCTCCATGACGAGGGTTAGCATATGCTCCCAAATGAATTACTGTGTCGGGGACTTCTTCTTCAACATAACGACTAACTGCATCTGCATCTTTCAAGTCAATTTCAGAAACAGGAATACCTCTTTCCTCAAGAAGCATAACCCGTTTGCGTTTTAATGCAGGGTCATAATAATCATTGAAATTATCGAATCCACAAACCGTATGTCCTTCATCTATTAGTTGGTTTGCTAGATGAAAAGCAATAAATCCTGCTCCACCGGTTATCATAACTTTCATATGGTTATATCCTCATCATCAATTCGTCAATATTATTTCCCTTATTGGGCAATTTACTACGTAAAAAGAAATGTACGAAATGACATTCCGTAATATTACTGTTGGCAGAAAACAAACCGTTCCAGCGCCAATTTAATTGTTTCACTGGGATGTTTTGCTTTTTAACCCACCAGTTTAAAAGTGTTTGATCTGTACTCCATTTCCATGCACCTACACCATCGATAAACCGTTGGAATTCAGGACGATTAAAAAATTCTGCTGGAGTTTGTCCTAGAAGATAAGGTTTAAACAACTCACAATTCATAACCATTAACCCCATGTTGTAGAACTCTCCTCCTTTTCTATTCCATTTCCAATCTACATCTCGCAATGTAGAATATTGCATCTGAGAGTAGTTGCGTATTTTTTCTACGTACCATGGTTGTAGTGGCATATCTCTTTCGACAACTGCCCCAAACGGATATTTATCTCCGAAGTTATTGAACAAGTTGGGTGAACCAGGACGTATGAATATGTCGGCATCAACGATTGCAATCTGATCATAATCATCAATAAATCCGAACGCATTTTCTTTTTCGTAAATAGGAAGGAACCCTCCATGTTTTCGAGTAGCATTTTCACTGCGCCCATTACTAAAGGGATTTGGTTTAATTCTAAGTAAGGGTTTAGTTTGAAGATAATGGTCTATGTTATTTTTCTTTGCATAGTCTTTCACACTTTCAGTACAAAAATCATACAGGTTGTTTTTTTCTCCCAAATACACCTGATATATTAATCTCTTCATATTTGTCTATCCATTCTTTTGCAAAGTCACAATCTTTATAATTATCAAACCAAGGTCCACCGTCAGTATAGTGAATTAAACTGGGAAGTTCTATATCATCATAATACCCCACAAGGTAATTCCACGTGTGAGGTAAAAAACCTATGGCGTGGTCTGATGCCCATTTGAATCTATGTAGATAAGAAGGTGTTGAATTGTTCACGATATCTGGAGAAAGTATTTTACATTTCTCATTATTAAACACCATTACCGAAGACCAGTTTTTTCTGGGATATACGGACTGTACTTGATTATCCATTTTTGTATTTGACTTAGGTATATAGTCATGTTTTATACAACTGACCATGTGGTTTGGATCTACTTCATTCAGTATGTTTCTGATGTCCGTGGTACATAGTATATCACAGTCCATGAACAATGAAAACCCTTCATATTGACTTAAGAAGGGAACAAAGAAACGAGTCAGTGTAAACTCAGAGGTAGCATTTATATCTTCACGCGTATATTCCCACAACTGATCCTTTATTATGGGAGTAATGCTAGTATTGGGAGAATGTTCTAATATAGATGCTCGACATACTTCATAAGCTTCTACCTCGCGAGGATCCCATCCGATGAATACTTTCAGATCATCCATGATCGATAGTTGTGCCTACAGTTGCATCATAAAATTGAGTAACATGTTGATGCAACCAAATACCGTTTTGGGTAATCATCTGATGTATATAATTGTCACTGTTGGAAGTAATGTTCTTAGGTACACACTGTCGAAAATATTTTGCCATGTCTTGCGACATAATGTAACATGCACCCGCGCTGATCCGTTTACCCTTTTCGGGGTGTTTAGACAGATAACCACAATGTGAAAGACCCGCACAAATTTTGTCATTCACTAAACATCTAGACTCATCGAAGTCTTCCAGTAGAATAGCATCGTGTTCGGCAAGAATGGTACTAGATTTTTTTAAAGTTGCCATTCGCCATACTTTATGATGACTTGCCCATATTGCTTTTTCAGTTGGTGTAAATTCTCTCGGAGATCCTCGACCAGACATCTTAGTACCAAAATTCAACTCTTTCAGATCTTTATATTCATCTAAAGTTTCCGGTGTCACTGCATCTACAACAACCACCTTAAATCCAAACCTTTCCCAAGATTTAATGCTAATGTCAGCATAGTATTCTGAAACAGGATTATCTTTGATGACAATCATATGGACTGCTGGTTTTCTATTTTTTGCCATATACAACTCCTTTCAATTTTCGTCTAGTGAAAATTGCTTTACCTGTCATATCAGGTAATTTTTTCCTCAATACTCTTATGTAGTCCATAAAGTTTCGGTCTTTTGTGTCATGCTTAGGTGCTTTGAAAATGACGGCATGGGGATTGTGATTGCGTATCAGAACATGGTCTGCTACAATGATAGACGGTTTATACAAATTTCGAGATATGTATTGATACAATCCTTGGTACCCAATGACTGCGGCACATCTTGGTATTAAATACATGACTTCGCGGATAGGAGTGCGATAGTCAATCTCCTGCACCTCGAACCCATTATGCTTAAGCATCCAAATGACTCCGTTCCAATACTCATTGTCGTAAGAAAGCTTTTCTTTCCGAACAGTACCGATAGCGCGAATCGGTCTCCACAATACAATTAAGTTAGGATTGACTTTCGTTTCATAGGATACTTTATCGTTCATGAACCACGAGTTAACGCCAGACAATGCGGTCTGTGTACCAAGACGATCACCCCTTTCGATATTAATATGTAAGTCTTTGTTAAAAAAATCCACATCTACATTGGAGAAATGTGAGACTTTTACAGATCCATAGTTGAGGTAAAATGATTCGAGGTAGTTCGTGCGTTCTATAATAGTTTCTGGGTCTTCACAATGAAACAAGTAGTCTTCATCGTGCCACCAATAGAAGTGGAGATGAATTTGTTTTTGAAGCATGTGCGACAAAAAGTAGGCAGTGTTAAGACCCATCAAACAATCATTAATGCCTGATGTGCCTCGAAATAACAAAGTGTTACCCTTACAAAGCCACTTATCGCCGTTCACATCTGTGACGTAAGGGTTCAATATTATCTACTCAAGAATATTTTTTTTTCAATTCTAAATCTAAAATTTTCTCGATATTTTCGTTGTAATCAGTAGGTTTCGATTTATTTGCCCGTTTTGTATCAACGATATATCTTTTATCTTTATTTTTCTTTTTGTTACGGGGATCAAATTTCCCATACTTTGCCATTTCAATTACCCTTATAACTCTTTTTAGATATCTTCGAGTTTTACCATCAAACGTTCAGCACGATTGGTCACCTGCTTGTGCCATCGTGAGTCACGCCCTTCAACTGCTGCTTCCTTCCAATCATTAGCAAGGAGTGCTGCATTGAATTTCTTGAACTTAGACAACCGAGGTCTGCCCATGTTGAACATCATATTAACCACGACCTGCTTGACGGTCTCGGGAAACTCTTCAAAGACCCCTTGGCCGTATAACACATGACACTCGCTGATTGAGGTGTCAAGGTCTTTGTCGAAGCATTCCCATACTCTCTCTTCGGAGACTGGCGTTCCGAACTCTTGTCCCCATTCGGTATCTTCGTTGGTAACAAGGTGCCCCACGCCAAAGGTGTGGTAACCGAGATGGTCTGCATATATTTCATACTTGACACCCTCGTCTACTTTTAATGTTTCAAAAATTTCTTCTCTGTTCATCTGATTCCCATCCATTCTTTTGTCATTATATAGTCACGAACAAAATCACTCCTGACTATATCTTCCCACCCAAACTCAACATGCGTGAAACTCTTCATGTTGTCTAGGATACTTAAAAACTGGTTTACACCGTTCTTGTCTTTCTCTTGTTTGAAATCGCTCTGATAGTAATCACCACAAAATACGATCTTGGTTGCTTGACCCACTCGCGTGATAACAGAATCTAACTCATGCAGGGTCATGTTTTGCATCTCATCAACTATTATGATACTGCTATCATATGTAATACCACGTAGAAATGAGGTACTTTCAAACGTGACGAAATTATTGTGCACCAACTTATCATATGCTTTGGGATCATTGAATAACTCGGTTGCTGCAGCTCGATATGGTCCCGTGTAAGAGTTCAACTTTTCTTCTACAGTTCCGGGAAGAAATCCAATCTCGCGGGTTGGTACTACAGACCGAATGATACGCAAGGTATCGTATGGGGTGCTTTTGTCCATCACTTCTTCGAGTGCAAGATACATGGCAAGGAACGTTTTGCCTGTACCGGCAGTCCCAGTCATGGCGAGATGGTCACCGTCTCTCCAACCTTTCCATGCATCTGTTTGATGAGGTGTGATAGGTTCGATGGTATCCATCTGGTCAAGACGGATCCGCATATCCGGTTGTTGATGTGGGGGTTGTGATCCTCGCATTAAATTTTAATTGTGTTAGAGCGACCCGAGGTAGATTTAATATGTTTCAAGTGGTCTCTCCATGCATTAGAAGTTTTAGATAAAGATGAAGTTGTAGTACGTACAATTTTCATTGGTTCAAGATGCGTTTGCACCCAAACCCCTTCTTTTTCTAGTGTATCTTTTTCGCTAATTTTCAGAAACATTTCTTTAATTTCGCCTGTCTCTTTATTTTTCATATCGTATGTTGGCATAATAATATCCTAAAATGGATCCCTCTATTTTGAGAGGGATCCGATTAGATAAGGATCACCCCCTCGTGACTTGTTGTATGGCGGCATCTAAGAATGCTTGTTTCTTAACCATTCTATGTGCTGCATCGCCTTTACCTTTTTTATTTAACTTGTGAATATAATGTCCAAGTTCCCTAGAGTCTTTTTTTAGTCGTTCTATTTGGTTTGTTACCATAGGCATAAGTCTCCTTGTTATCGATTTGGGTATTCACATAATTAAGTTGAGATTAAATTGGGGAAAGCCTCCTCTACTATTTTTTTAGTTAATCCCTTCACTGGTGGTTTTTTATTTATCATAGATATTAATATCTTAGCATCTTCATGATGAATTGATTCAAGCATATCTATAAACATTCTTTCTCGTTTAACGGGAATGAGAGATTCGGATTCGCGAAATCCTTTCACAAAATATTTAAACTTTTTGTGTTGTTTAAGAAGTGTGGATGGTGTACTTTCTGGTCTATTAGCAGTGTACGGTGGTTTACCAGGAGGAAGATTCCATTGAATTTTGTCGTCAAACGTACCCCTAAGTACATCTTTAAGAGGCATGATATTGTTTAATTGCAGATGTTCGATTTTTTCTTTTCTTGTTTTGCATGTAACAAACTTTTCTAATATTTCAAATACTTGTCGCTGTACGTAATTAACCATAGTATATTCTCTCTTCGAACTATAGCTCTAGGGTAACACATCTAGAACCATTTGTCAAGTTTTTATTTAAATGGGCAGTTTCTGTTGCACTGCTCGACCCTTCTTCTGACTAGCAATCCACGCTCTAGCATCTTTTGACTCAGGTGGTTTATTGGTAAACTTCACCGCGTCTCTATATGCACGTAACGTCTCTTTCTTGTAGTCCTTGCCGTCAGAGTTATCGACTACTAAAAAGTTTTTCTTACCAAAAATGTTTTGCAACAGACCAACGTTCTGTTGGATAGTGTCCCACATCTTAGCAACCTCTGCGTCAGGTAGTGAGCGTTCACGATCACGGTTGCGTTGCAGTGCGGTGTCTTTGTCGGTGTTTACGAATATCATTGCGACATCGTAACCCATCTTCTTCATCATCTTTGCTTGTTGCGCCACTTTCGCATGATCACGACCTGTGCCATCAATGACAAGACCTAAACGACCTTTGAGATAGAGTTCTTGTTTCTTACCAGTGAGAGTCTTTGCACGACCACGGAGTTCTTGACCCTTGTCAGAGAAGATACCTTCGGGGTCTAATGCGATACCGGCTTTCTTCATTGATGCTTCGAATGCATCGTCAGAGTTGACAACGCGATATCCCAGTGCTGGTAACCCAGTCTTACCTGCGATGAATGATTTGCCACTGCCAGGACCACCGGCGAGAAAGATTGCTTTGAAGATTGCGGGGTCGTTGACACCTTCGGAGAGAATGTGTTGTGAAAATCTTAACATGGTTAATTAATCTTATTGAATCAGTTAATATTTATAATTTTAAATGTTTAGAATGTATCTTGCATCCAATAAATTCGTTGTAATAATCATCCTTTAAAAGCACATCTCGATCAAACTGTTCTTTCGCTTCGAAGTACGACATTTCACCTTTAGTCTTACATAATCTCAATATTACCCTATTATATATATCTTCTCCGTTAAGTAATACGTTTTCTTTTAATAGGGCACTAGAACCATGGTAAGTCCTCCAATCGCTCTCTACGAGCGTGTGCTTGCGTCTCTTGCGAGATTTGGTGACAGGTAGGATCTTATTGCGCCAGAATCCTTTCTTACCAATATACTTTTTTCCGGTAGTTTTTTCTTCAATACAATAGACAAATCCTATCAAAGAAGAGAGTTCTTCTTCTGTAGGTTCGTATAAAACGCTATTGTATTGCCAACTCATGACATTACTTATATGATTTAGAAAAGGTAGTAATTGCCTTCATGCACCACAAGAACATGATCAAGTTCGGTGTTGTCCAGTATCCAAAGAGCATCTTCGATACTGTTTAAGGTAGGTTTGCCTTGAATGTTAAAGGATGTATTCAACAACACTTCGCTTTGAGTGTGTCCCAAAATATCATAGAAAAAACCAGAACCTTCGCTTACAGTCTGAATTCGTGCTGTATTGTCTACATGAGTTATTGCCGGAAACCTGTCAGTATCTCCTCGCACCTTAACCGCAAAACTCATGAAGTCGTGCCATCGATAGTCTAAAGTTTCAAAATATTTTTCAACATTTTCTTTTCTTACAAAAGGAGCAAACGGGCGATACCATTCACGGAACTTGACCTTTGAGTTGAGAACATCTTTCATGTTAACCCTAGAAGGATCACATATGATAGACCTCCGCCCCAATGCACGAGGGCCTATTTCATACTCGCCTTCAATAATGCCCAATATCTTTCCTGAATCGATTAAATCCGAGATCTCTGATATTTGAATGCACTCTTTGGTACGGATGTGAGTTTCTAAGAGAGGAATGTCATTAAGAGGTGCGCCAATAACTGGTAGACTCCAATCGGGGTTACCCTTAGACCATAGATCATATACGGCAACACCGTGAGAAATTCCGCTATCATCTGGATTGGGAGGTACCCAAACGTCAACGTTGGGAAAGTTTTCTCGTATCAACTCATTCACTAAAACATTTAATGCACAACCACCCGTAAGGATTAGATTATTATTCCATTCATTGAAATCGAATTGTTTCAAATATGAAAGCACAACATTTTCTAGGTTTTTTTGTAAAGCATACGCAACGTCTTTTTCGTCTGCTTCAAACAAATCTAGCAATGACCCAATATGCCTAGAACTTACAAAAGCATTGTTCCCGAATGCCCCATACATCATCAGGTTGTTAATATAGGATTCTATCTGATGATGTTCCTTACCGTAAGCACTTAACCCCATAATCTTACCAGAAATGTCTAGGCAATAATTGGCGGTATTGCCTTGGGGTACACCTATGGATTTTTTGAAACCGCCTTGCAATCCAAACTCTGACCATATTCGAGTAATGCAATCGGGTGAATGGTTTATAATATTTTCACTAGCAGTTGGACGATCAATAGTGGTCAATCCTTTCTTTGCATCGATGCCACAGGATAAAGTACAGTTGGAATCACCACCACCATCGTATGCTAGAATGAATGCCCGATCATGTTTGAAGGGTGATTGAGCAAATGCCCCCCAAGCATGACATTCATGATGATCTAAAAAAGATCGGTCTTTGGGGTCCCGAGACCAATTTTGTTCCCCCCCAACATCACTATGATTAGGACCCAATACTTTGGTACCCCATTTGGTCATACAAAGTTGACCCGAAGTAATCTTGGTTTTAAGTTCTTCGTAATGATCTTTTCTTTGGCGGTAAAAAAAATGTTTTATACCGGATATCTTTGACAAATCATGTATAATAAAGTTCTCATTTGGTACATATTCAGTTATAGAACTGTCATGGCCTTTATAAGTAAAGAATTTACACGACATGCGTTAATCAGTCACTTTCCAGCTTTCATTAACGTCTTCTCCGCACATAGGACAAAACACCGGAAGTTCGTCTTCGTGACGAACTCTAATGTCAACTGCTGCATCACACGAAGGACAATTTAAAGAATAATCGAACTCCTCCATTATACGATTTCACAATTGCCAGCAGCACATGCTAGTTCTTGACTACCCACCGTGGTATCGCTTAGTTCGTATTCTGCTAGATCTGCCCAGTTGATATCCTTTGGCATAATGTTCAACAACTCTTTGTATCCTGCTTCATCAGTATCCTGATAAGGTGCTTGCTTATATGTATGCTCAGAGAACGGTAAGAACGATACACCGCTCATGTAGTCAAAGTTAGCATATGTCCACGCACCCACATCCATCCACTCGTGCTCTTTGACAGAGATAGTAACGGATGGTTTGTGTTCGCACCAATGCTTCTGGTAGATCAACCACATCTCTAACTGTTCAATCGCCGTCATATCAGTGCGGAATACTGCACCCTTGTCTACCTTCACAGGGAATGAAAACACAACGGTGTTTGCAGGGTTCATCGCATCGTCTTCAACAGGGAACCCTTTATCGATCATAAAGTTGGTTAGAGGATCTTTCTTGTCTCCACGTACAGTACGAATGTAGTAAGGGTTATGTCGTGCGTGTATCCCAGATGCCGCGTCAACGAGCTGTGAGACCGTACCAGAGGGTTTTACACAAGTGATGGCAACTGACTGGTTGATTCCAAGTTTCTTAGACAACTCAGCATTCACCTTGACTGCTTCTGCTTTGAGTTCTTCTAACAGCGATGGTAGGTCACCCAACTTACCATTGGTGTACTTG